GGCTTAAGGTTTTTAACCTTCATAACATATTTTGAATTTGGATTATAATTTGAGAAAGAATGTTCCTTTGGGACAATAACTGATCCAGTGTGTAATTCACTTCCGCTCATTGTCCAGACATCAACCAAATAAGGATATGTTGAGGTTACTGCACTTGCTGTTGCGGAAAATGTCGCCTTGTAAACACCTTTTGATACTCGCGATGCTGATAGGAAATTTACAGCTGTATTAGAAGAGTTTCTAAAATAACGTGCCGTTCCTTCAGGTACTGAACCGGAAGAATAATACAGATTTAAGACTGGTATTGCAGTGGAGCTACCAGCGATGTCGCGAAGGTTTCCACGGATGTAGTTGTACATAAAAAGACTGTTTAAGTTCTCAGCTGCTGGAGCAAGAGAAGAACTAAGATAAAAGTTTCCTCTATTATCTTTTCTAGTGGAATCCCAACGAGCCTCAAGGACAGGACGATCAAAGTAGAATTCAGAAGATCTTGCAAAGAATTTCTTTGTGTAATAAGAAATCACAGCACCGGCTGGGTTAGAAGAAGCGTCATATGCTTCGTACGAAGAAGACAGTCTGATGCCAAACCCATGGTTTTCTTTGGAGCCCAATACGTTTCCACCGCTATTAATCCACTGTTCAACAAGGGTCGTAACATCTACTTCCAAATCTTCATCACCTTTAGGAAAAGAAGCAACAAAAGAGGAGCTAGAATCTGTATAATAGTCTCCACCGGCTGTTGCCCACTTTCCGGTTCCACCACTAAATTGCTTTACAACCGTGATAACACTATCTGACACTGCGGTACCTATAATGTCCGAAGCAGAATTACCAGCGGCACCTTCTGCAGTTTGCGTTAGAGTAACCGTTGTTGTTGCAGCAGATGCAACAACGTTTAATGTTCCAGCGGTATTTGCTGCATTTATGGCAGCAGCCATATTCGTTGCGAATTGATTTGCATTGCTGTTTGCGTTTGAAAACCCTATTTTAGTTGCAGTTGAAGTGGAGGTGGTATTATCTATTTGAAAGTTAACAGAATTTCCACTAGAGTCTGCAACGGTCAATATTCTAGTATTTGCCTCTCCAGCAGTCTTACTTAAAGCAGTCAAGGTTGCCGAAGCACTGACAAATGTATTATTAGCATTTATCCAGTTTGACCCAATTTTATCATAAGTAATGTCTGAGTATTCTTCCATATCCAGTCCGTTACCTTCTTGCCAAGATCCGGATACGCCTTGAACTGTTAATTTAAAATCTTTTGGCAAAGTGTGTGGATGTTTAGCATTAAACATACGGAGATAAAAAGATACACTACCGGAAGCTGGAATATTTTCTGCGGTTCTATCTGACGATATATCCGTTACTGGAAATTGTAGTAGAATTCTAGCTAGCTCTGTCGAGGTTGTGCTTTCTTGTGCATATATTGAAAATGTCTCTAAGACATCGGCTTGTCCCATGTTGGAACCCGTTCCGCGAGTTGTTAAGTTTTCTTGAAAAGCATTTGTGATAGTATTATCAGCATCTGCAAAGTATCTTTTAATGGCCATTATTTTGCTATCCCTTTAATATCTTCGTCTGGAAATTTTAATTCCAGGATTGAATTGTTTGGTGTTTGGTAAAACGTTCCGTCTTTTGAAATTATTTTATCCATATCTAGAGTGATTGGAGAATATGCTCCACCAGTTTTGTTATTTATTTTGACTTTTCTCACGTCAACAACTCCGTCAACACGATTGAGTATCTCATAAGCTCTTGTTATATATAGAGGCTCTCCAATGTAGAATTTGTCTGCGTAAAGACTTTTTATTTCATTGATACAGCGTCTAAGAACTGTATCTTGTGAAAACTTCTTGTCAACCATAACTGTAAATTCAATTCTAAAATTAATAATCTTGGGATTATAAATCTCAACTTGATCATTCAATGAACGATATTGGTTAAGCCAATTCTTAATATTGTTTTTGGTTATTGAGTTGGTCTCAGATAAATGACCATTATTGTCTTGTGACACCAAATAGAGAGAAAGTCTTCTGTTTGTTGAAGAGGGGTCATTAATGATGTTTGCTCTTGTAACTGCTCCAAATTGCGGTGGCATATTGTATATTAGAGACTCATAGTCTTGCTTTGTTACAGCGCGATTTTGTGTTGCAAAATAAGATTTTGCTCTTTGTTTCAATTCATCAACAGATATATCAACATTTATTGAAGTAATTGGATTGTCATTGTTCACTTCCAAAGAATTTTCAACAAAAGCTCTTTGCGAATTGGTCAATACTGTTATATCCTGAAAAACATAAGTCTTAGAATTTACTGATGTGATAGAGTTTGCAGCTACATTTGTAGTCTGCGGAGAATTTGAGCGATAAATAATAGACAGCTGAGTATTTGAGGGAGCAACACCGAGCTTGTTTGTGGTAATCAGCTTGGTTGGATCAAAAGATTTAGAGGAAATATAATCTTTTCCCAGCATCTTAAGAGCCACTCGTGAAGGATCAGTTATACCTCCATCGTCTGTATTCTCAGATCCAAAACCAAATTGCAAGAAAGTCCCTGTGTCATCTTGTTCTAGGGTAAATCTTCTTGCTGTTGCAAAGGGCTTAAGAATTGATCTCACGCCATCGGTTGCTGCATTTTGGTTTGTTGTTTCAACAAAAACAACTTCTTGTGAAAGATGGTCTACTTCATAATAACGGTTGCCCGAGGCATCATATACAGATATAATTTCACTTATATTTGAACCCCCAACACGAACCTTTTTAAATCTTTCAAAAGCATCATTGCTCAAATCAACTGTGGCTATGTTTAACACACCAGATTGAACTTGTCCGAAGTTTCTAACAGCGAAATATGTTGTTGCGCCTGTCGTAGAGTTGAATCTAGCCGCAACAATGTCAGAAGATTCATCCGCAAAGTCAATGTCTTCTGTTAAAATGAAATTTCCGCCTTCTGATGTAGAGAAAGAGGTCCCTGCTTTTAAAACTGGTAAGTAAGTCGTATCAGGTGCGGTTCCATCAGTATTCGCAGGACACAAGATAAATAGCGATACGGTTCCAAAGGAGGATGGTGCACCGGCAAATTTGTATCCAAATGCCCTAGCGTGCTTTCTTATATTATCAAATTCCAATGAAGTATCTAAAAAACTCTCATTAACGTGATAATCTAGGTAGTAAGATAAAATATCACCCGTGTAAGCAACGGTATCCAATACCAAAGAACCAAATGATGCAACAGAAAAGTCTCTATATCCATCTGGGTAGTATCTTTTCGCGTATTGTACCAGATCCTCTTTGATGCTTTCAAAATCTCTACTAGTGTATTTCACGGCAACATTTTTATTTTTTGGCATTTGTAATCCTCTCAACTAAAATAAGTAGTTTTTGCTAGGATTTTAAAGTACGTTATCGTTAACTTCATTGATTGTTAAATCAAATGTTGAAGAAGTGGGACTATCAGTTACCGAATACTTTATTTTTATATTCATTCTATTGGAATCTGGAGATATACTGATCTGTAAGTCTAGAACTGCTATGTAAGGTACAAATATTGATAATTGTGACAATATGTTCTCGCGCAATGGCGGTAGTCCGTTGGATCCTCTAGTAATTGTTGTATTGTTTTCAAAAAGATATTGTCTAAGTCCCACACCAAAAGCAGGGCTCATCATACGTTCTCCCGGAGAAGTCAACAGAGTCATTTTAATATTTTGATCTACTACTTTGGTGAGATCTGTTACGCCGTAAACTTCATATCTTCCGGTCTCGTCGTTTATCTGTAGTGGTATTTTTGGTGCTATTGTTTGTGTTGGCATATTACAATCCTCTCTAGTTAAATAACTTACCAAAATTATTTTCACATAAATTTCCGTCTTTATCAAGCGGAGATTCTCGTTTTATTCTTCTTTTAATGTCCCAAGAGAACTCTGAATCATTTAAGAACCTAAGTGAATTACGAACCGATCTCTGTGCGTGCTTGACTACACCTCCATTGTCTTGTTCTTCGTTTGGAGGATCTCTGTCGTCATTTTTATAAAACGCAGCGAATAATTTTCTTGCCTCTCTTTTTGAGTCGTTGAATAACATTCCGATTCTATCAGGTGCTATGATATTTTCATCATCTCCGGGATCTCTTTCGCTTTCAGATCCCAATGAAGGGAGAAAATTCAAGTACGAATATATTAGATAAGTTGATGGTATCTTTGTTATTTGAAGCACATTGTCGACTAGATGTTTGTAGTTTTCTGTCTTGACTAGTTTGTCAATATAACACTTAAGATCTTGATCTAGATTATCATTTGATGCTAGTAATTCCTCTATTTTTACATCTAAAATGTCTTGTTCATATGAGCATATAGGAAAGGAGTAGCGGGAAGACTGCAAACGCTTGGTGCCCGAATCTGTTTCAAAAGAAGCAGGGTTTAGAACATAACTGCGGCGCTCTCTAGCCATCGGTACTGCGTTTAAGCCGGCTATTAAGGAATCAAACGGATCATATCCAGCCGGAGGAATGTAACACAGGCGAACACCATATTTAATACCAATACTTCCCTCATATTCCCTCTCGTCTTCAGACAGAACAGCGTCTCCAAAGTAATCGGACACATTATAGGTTGGATCAAACACAAGGCGATTTTGATTGAGAAATTGCTTAAATTCAGTAAGATTTTGTATACCTGAGATTGGATTAACAATTCCCAATCTAGAATCGGTTTTTGGCTGAGATATAACATACTTCTCTAAGTAAAAACCGCCACGTTCTTTTATTTCTTCAAAGCGGTCGTCTGTTATGGTTGCTCCGTTTAGTGGGTGAATCATATTTGATTTTGCGCAATCATTTATATCACCATAAGGAAAGTTTCCGACACCACCGCCAATAGGCACTTCGCTATCATACGTTCCAGCTTCAATCTGTTTTCCAAGAAGCATGTGAGATCCGCCAATGAAGAATTTTTTGATGTCGTAAATGTATGGTCTTGGCTCAATTGATTCTCGGAGGATCTTCGTATAAAGATCCATCTCTTCTTTGACCACATATTTTAATAATTTCTTTATATCGCCAACAACCGAATGGAGCGAGTTTATTTTTTGCGCAAAACGGGCGCTCTCTATGGGAAGCCCGAACGTATTGAAGGTCAAAGTAGACAGAGATCTTAGAATATCAGGTCCCCCAGACCCAATGATTGCAATTCCCGATTCTATTTGTCGGGTCATTTCTTGTAGTCTTTGACCATATGCGTTTCCGCCAACTGCTTCTAGAATTGCTCTTCTCTCTTCTGGTTCGTTAATATATTCTAAGTCTTTTGGAGTAACTGCTCTCAAAGCATACTGAGATTGTAGGGTATCGCAGATTTCCAAAATTTCCTCAATCTCTTCATTACTCTCCATTTGTCCGTTGCGGACTTTTCGATGGACAACTTGGACCACCTGTTCTAGAAACAACAAAGCATAAGTGTAACCTTCGTAAGTTGAAGCGAAGATAGATGTTTCTCCTACCAAGCCTTTATAAATTTTTTCTGTGACGTAGTTGAGGGTGATATTATCATAATTTCTTCCAATCTCCAAATGTATATTGGAAAATATCGGAAAAGAGCGGATTAGAAAGTCACTTAAGTGAACTCTTATTGTTGCCCTAATAATACCTTCAATCGTTGCAAGAGTATCTGAGCTTGCTATTTTATCAAAAGGAAGCTCAGTTGTGCACTCCGGAGAATACGGAAGAAGTTCATGATTTTGTATCTTCTGCTTGATTTTATCAATATCTTTCACAAGTGTGTCTAGCATTAAAAAGTTAGAGTTCTTTGGATCACAACCGGTTGGGTAGGGCACAATAATCTCTGAAAAATTAAGCCAACCTGTATGTTGAGCCTCTGCAATATAAATCTTAGGCTTTCTATAGGTTCCTCCGTATCTTTGCGGATCTAAAAAATAAACTCTTGGGTTTTCTGTTTTACTCTTACCAAGAACTTTGTCGTCGTTTGTAAAAAAGTCCTCATATGGCTCTTCACCATTTGGACCAACATAAACCAAATCAGTTTCTTCATCAATGTCGCCATCTCCGTTTCCATATAAAAAACCTTCAGAAGATTCACCGTTCCGTCTAATAGTAAAAGTCTTTGGAAGCTTATCGTATAAGTCCGCATTCATTCCTTCAAATATTGTGTTACTTTCTATTGTTATACCGCTAAATTCTGACCATATCTCTTCAATCATTTTTCCCAATATTAAAGAGCCAAATGGGTTTTGAAAAGAAACCTCTCCTTGGTTTGGTTCGTATTTCTCTGGTATTTCTAGAAAATTATCGCTAAGAATTTGTATATCACTTTCTTCATCTGCTACTAGTATTTTTCCGACTGGATCAAAAGTATCATTGATACTGATACTACTAGTGTAATTTGCGTTATCCTCTTTGTTATTATCATAATAAAAGACTGTATCTTTGCCCAGTTTATAATCTATAACTTGTGATTCAATATAATCTTTCAATTGAATCCCTATGGTTTCCGGAAGAACATTGTCTCCGCCAAAAAGAAAATTTAAAACAGGATTGTTTTTGATAAGCATATGCCAGTTTATTTCTTTGTTCGTTCTATTTGCTAAAATCATAGAAAGAATCCCGGGTGTGTTAAATCCAAATAAAGAAGAAAAAATATTCCACTCAATTGTATCGTCAATAAAAGCCCTTTCTAATCTTGTGAAGATTCCCGCTATAGCACTTGATATTGCTGCCTGTCGGTTCTGAGGATAATCAGAGAAACTGGGAATGATACCTTTATTAGTTTTACAGTCTGGATCTTTTGGATTAAATGCTTCATCTATCGCATCCTGCAACAGTTGATCTGGGCCATTAATTAAAAGATTTGCTGTATCTGCGAGATCATTTTTAGCCTTTTCGTCTTGCTTTCGTACAAACTCTTCTCCCAACTCTGGATCAGAGAATGCAGCGATGCGTTCTTGGTCCCACAAGTCTTTTTGTTCTTTAGTTAAACATATGCTTGTTTCAACTGGATAATCAGCCAATGGAGAATCAAGTTCGTCTATTATATTTTGTCTTTGTTCTGCTGTTAATATATTGCCCATTGTCTCAAAATATTGAGCAGTAGAAGCTGGATCAGCAAACATATCAGCAAACTGAGGGAGAACATTTTTAACCAATGAAGAAATATTGTCTAAAAAATTTGGATCTCCTTGTCCAGTCATTGCTTGTTTGATTTCTTTTTGGGTAGCAGAAACTGATAGCAGTTTGACCAAATCCTGTACTGCCGCAGATCCCTTTGCTGCTGCACCTCCTGCACCAGCGACTTGATTATTTATTTTATCTCTTTCATCATTTGTTTTGGGATCGGGACACAGAGTATCTGCTATAAAACCATCAAGACCGCCATCGTTAGTAAGGTTTCTGGTAAGATTTCCTGCAACCTGACACAAATCTGTGCCTAACGCTTGAGTGGCCTTTACCATTAGTGCAATTAACACGCGGGACAATATCTCCCTTAAACCAACGTAAACAACCTCGCCAAGCAACTCCATCCAGTTGAAAGTTGTAGGTATTTCTGGTATTGGTGGAAGGGAAAGACGCGTCTTTCCTCCCTTGCAGGGATTAAAAGTCAATGTGGATAGAAAAGACTCAATTGGTGGATATATTAGAGGATCAGACCCGCACTTAAAGCGAGATACTAATTTACCTAAAAGATCCGCACCGGGAATGTTTTCAATTGCTCTTTGAAGTTCTCCGATAGAAGCAGTCTTCATAATCTCGTCAATATACGCTTGAGTCAATGCCTTTTGAACATTACCGAGAGCTTTTCCAAGTGTTCCTTGTTGAATCTTATCACTTGGCGTTGTTGCGACTATTGTTGTTTTCTCTTTTTGTTTATCAATCACTGCTTGTTGATCTTCTTCTGAAAGGTCTTTAAAATCTAGATATGCTTGAATATCTTCAGCTGTAGTATCATCTTCAAATTTTTGCTTTTTTAGAATTTCTAGTTCTTCGTTAAGAGCTTTCTTTTCTGGTTCTATAACAGCATCAAAATCTTCATCGCTTTCAACAATTTTACCGGCTTGGTCTAAAATTTGCGTTCTCATTAATTCAATTTTTTCAGTTAATCGTTCAATTTCTGCTCTAAGTTGAAATTCTAGATACCGCTCTAGCTCTTTTATTTTTAAATCTAAAGAAGAAATCTTTTGTGATTCTTCCCTAGCTAGCTCGTCTAAATTAACATTCTCATCAGATATAGTATCTGTTGCGATATTTATCAATTGATCAAGAGAATTTTCAAGAGACTGTAGTCTCTCTTTATCTTTACGAATAGAAATTATAGTTTCTGATTCTTCCTGTCGGACCCGATTTATGCTCTCTATTGCTTTTTGCCTATCATCTTGTAGTTTATCAAGTACTTGTTGAAGACCTTCCAAATAATTTGAATAAAAGTTAGGGTCATTTAATTCACTAAGTCTTTTCTCTATTTCTTCTATCTTTTTTGCAATAGACAAGGAGCTATATTCTGCACTCAGTTGATTACCTATATTCTTAGATTTGTCTTTCTTTTCTTGAATATTTTTTGCTGTTTGTCTATCAACTGCTTTACCTAGAGAACCGCCTTGCCAGCTCGGATCCCATGGGTAGGGCATATCTTTAAATTGCTTTTCTATTTCTTTTCGGATCTCTGCTTGTTTATTGGCTGGTAAGGTCTGCATTATGATTTCCAATGCTTCTTCACCGACAGAAGATATGATCTGTTTTATAAGAGTGTAATAAACCTCATCTAGTGTCAAAGAAGCAGCCAAGCATTTCATTGATACACTTAAGTTGCCGGCAAAATCGCAAGGGTTTAGGTTGGCGATCATTTCTGATATGGCTTGCTTTGGTGATATACGAGCACTACCAACTGCTTGGCCAAGTTTCTGAAAATCGGGACCTTTTGTAAAAAGCTTTTTTGATCCGTCTACAAAAGTGTTGAACCCGACTTGAACTCCAGACCCTATCTTATTAACTTGAGATTCTCTATACGCCCAAATTACCTGAAGTTCCTCTATTTTCTTAGCGGAGGCTGGGTCACCGGAAAAAAGATCTTGTATCTCGGCATTTTTGGCTAGCACTT